GATGCACGCCCTCAATGCCGTGTGCAGTCGAGGTGGCTTTGAGCAGGGTGTTGTTGGTGGAATTGTCGTCGGCGGCCTGCCGGGTGGCGGTCTCCACCACGGCCACGGCGCGGGTGGCGGCCACATAGGCCTCGTACCCGTCGCCACAGCGGTCTTTCACGGTGTCGGCCCGCGCTTTCAGCACGGCCTGCATCTCCGGGGAGCGCATGAGGGCACGCACCCCAGCACGGTCCAGTTCAAAGCGCACTTTACTCATCCCTTACCACCTGCACCTTCTTGTTCCAGCACAGCGGGATCATGCGCTCGATGCCCTGTACAACGCCCCCGCAGGTGCGGAAGTGCTGGCCGAAAAACGCCACCTGCACGTCGTTCCAGTCGTGGGCGTCGCCCTTGGGGATGGCCAGCGTGTAGGCCAGCCGCCGGCCGGTCAGCTGCAGTTCGGTGGTGATCTCCTCGGCGGAGGGTTCGCCCACCAGCACGTTGTGCACGGTGACCGGCGTTTCGGTGTAGACCGGGGCGTCGGCCTCGTCGGTGCCGGTCTGGGTCTTTTCGTACAGGGTGACGTCGATGCCTTTCAACATAAGTCCTCCAGCGGGCTGCGGGCCCCCACGCGGCTGCCCACGCCCAGCAGTTTTTTTTCCAGCTTGGACAGATACAGCTCCCCCGAAGAGCCGCCGCTCATGGTCCAGCTCTGGCTGTAGCCCAGCGCCGTGGCAGTGCCCTGGGTGGAACCCATGGGAAAGCTGACGCCGCCCTCGCTGTTGCTTTCGCCCAGCTGGCGGCGCACCATCCGGCAGGAAACGAGCCGTTTGGCGTCCTCTCCGGCGTCCGGGTTGTAGGCGTCAATGATGATGGCCGCCTCGCTCAGCAGTGCGGCGCACCGGGTCTGTTCGTCCTTTGACAGGGCACGGAACCCGGCTTCCACATCAAACACTTCGGCGTAGGTCATGAGGGCACCTCATCAGGCTTCGGTCTTGGTCAGCTTGTTGAACACGGTGGTGTCGCAGCGGAAGCCCACCTCGATCTCGGCACGCACGGCGAACATGTTCTGCTGGAACAGGTTGATGGTGTTGGAACCGTCGGTCAGGGTGGCCTGGTCGGAAATTGCGATCTGCACGCCCTCCACGGTGCCGTACATGGCCTGCGACCAGTCACCGGCAAAGCCGACAACGTGCTTCTTAGCGGCAGTGGAATCCGCGATGTAGGCACCCTTGCTCTGCAGGGTCTTTGCGCCCAGGATCATGGGCACGGCACCCTCGGCCACGTTGTTCAGGAACAGCGGACGGCCTGTGGTGTCCACGGCGTTCAGCAGGGCGGCCTTGCCCTTGGGGGACAGCACCCAGCCGTTCAGGATGCCGTTGTGGTCGGAGATGTCGGCGTCGGCAGCCACAAGGCCCTGATAGGCATTGGTGCCGATCTCCTGCGCGGTGCAGCCCTTCAGGGTGTCGAAGTTGGAGCCCGGCACGGTGACGCCGCCAAACACCGTGGCGTCGAACTTCTGAGCCAGCGCCAGCGGCAGGCGCTTCACCAGCTCGTCGTACAGGGCCGGCACATCGCGGCGGAACTGGTTGGAAAAGGGCACGATCACGGCCAGCGTGTAGGGCTGCATGACCTTGGTGGCCAGAGTGCCGCGCTTGACCGGCTTCTTTTCGGTCTCACCGACCCAGGCTGCCTCGGGGTCTCCGGTGATGATGGGGATGGTCGTGCCCAGGCCCGGCAGCTTGATGGAGCGGGCCAGAGCCATGACGGCAGAGCTCTCCTGGGTCTTCTGCAGGATCTCGCTGGACACCTCACCGGGCAGGGTGATGGTGGTCGTGCGGTTGATATCGGTTGCTGCCATTGTAAATAATCTCTCCTTTACAGGTTACTTGGTCACCTGCTCGAACCAGTCGGCAAACTGCTGACGGGTGGAGCAGGTGGGGGTGTGGTGAGGGTCACCGCCGTCCCGGACGTTGGGGTAGCCGGGCTTTGCAAACTTGAGGATGGCCTGTGCCTGTGCGGTGCAGGCTTCCTCGGTGTCGCCGCTGAGCAGGTCAGCGGGCACGCCGGTGGCAGCGGACACCTTGGCGCGGACTTCCCGCAGGGTGTTGGCGCTGTTCAGGGCGTCCAGCTGCTGCTGGAGCTTTGCGGCCTTCTCGTTTGCTTTCTGCAGCTCAGTCTTGCCTGCCTCCTGGGCGGCATCGAACTGGGCTGCCTTGGCTTTCAGGTCGTCGTAGTCGGCGTATTTGGAGCGCTCACGGGTCAGCCGGTCGGAGATGATGGCGTTCATCTCCGCCTGGGTAAAGGTGCGCTCGGTCTGCTGCTCTCCGGCAGCGGGGGTGTTTTCCTGATGCACAGTTTCTGCCATAATGGATTCTCCTTTCCGGCTTTACCGCAGCCGTGGCGTTGTGAATGATAGGCCGGCAAAAACACCGGCACATGGCACCGTCTGCAGGGTTCGGGCCTGCGGCATCCGGTTTTGGAGACCGGCGCTCTGCCTCTGAGCTAAGACGGCATGAAAAAAGCACCGTGCATTTTTTGCACAGTGCTTAAAGAAAAAGGACGAGATCAGCGGTCAATTGCGGTAACGATCAGAACCAGCACGATCCAGATGGCAAGGCTGATCCAGAGTGGTGACAGCACCCAAAGCCATGACCAGTGAATAAAACCAGTCAACTTTAAGGCGATAAAGAGAATACTCAGCAGGCCGCAAAAGCCGATGCCAGAGTTGGAACCAGAGTGCTTATCCATAGAGTGCCTCCTAAAAATGGGCAAAAGAAAACCACGGTGCGTGTGCATCGTGGTTCAGCGGATGGGAAGAATCAAATACGCCCCTGCTCTTTTAATTTTGCAATTTCCTCAGGCGTCAATTTCCGAAATTTGACAGGCTCTTTTGCCCATGTTTCCTGACGCTCCTGCCAAGCAAGTTCGCCTTCCGTCATATGTTTGTTATCTTTCATGGCAAAATCACCTCCAACACAACTTCTTTCTCTTTTGATAATAATACTCTATACAGGGTGTCTTTGTCAAATAAAAGTTCTCGTTGCTCCTTGAATTTGCTTAACGGTTCAACATATCCAGCCAGAGAACCAGACCTCGCACAAATTGTAATGCGAAAGTCTTTTTTCAAAGAGCCGCTTTTCACTACGGATGTGCTGTAAAATTGTCCGGGGCAAACAATATCTCCCACCTGCATCCCGTCGAAAGGATTGAATTCCATTGCCCGATAGCACAAAACATCATGCTCCAAGGGACTGCGTTTTAGTGCATCAGAGATTCGCTCAGCATACATGCGCAGATGGGCATCTTCTTCTGAATCGCCGCGCAGCATTCGGTTGATGCGTTCAAAGAAACGGTTCGGCCTTTGATCTCCGGGGTTATATGTATACTTTTGTATGGCGTCTTGTTCGGCAGCAGAGAGCTTATCAATCCACGGCTGGGCCTCTTTACGGAGAACATCGACCACCTGATTTTCAGGAAGCGGATTAAAGTTTTGGATTTTGGGTAAGGCATTTTTCACGGCATACGCCGCCCGCTTCTGGGCATTGATGGCATCCTTCCGGGCGGCATAGTCAATGCGCCGCATGGCGTTGATGTCGCCGCCGGCGGCATTGTACTGCGCCAGATACTTGTCCGGGTCATACCCGGCCACGGTGGTGCGGTGGTCGAACCGGATGGCAAACTCACAGTCGCAGTTGGCGTGGACGTGCTGGGCGTGGCCGCCCTTCAGCACCTTGTCGCTGGCGTTCTGCCAGCCGTTGGACGCCAGTGTGATGCAGAACGGGCAAGTGTCCCCGTGGGGCACCCAGGCCCACTCGGCACCGTCCCGGGCGGCATTGCGCAGGGAGGTGTCTGCCCCGGCACGCTTCACCAGACGGCTCACACCGCTGGGCAGGTTGGCGGGGTTCTGGTCCTTGGTGGCGTTCACCATGCGGGCCACCTCGTTGTAACTGGCGGTCTCGGCAGG